TGTGCGTTCTAGAAAAGCGAATTACCAAGCACTCGCTTTCGCAAAATTCCTCAAAAAATTATAATTACTAAATATAGTGTAAGAGGATTATTAATATATTAATAAGGAGACTCAAATGTCAGAAATTGATAAGACAATAGAGGAACTTGAAGCTGAAGTTCTTGCTGACTTGAATGAGGCCGAAATGAAGAAGGATTCTTCTCCTGCTGGACAAGGTGCAGTGAAAGCTGAACCAATGAAAAAAGTTGATGCAGAAGAAGATGAGATTGAAGATTTAGGTGCTCCAGTAGTTAAGGGTGACGAAAAGAAAGCCGATGCTGCTAAGAAAGTCAAACAAGATGGTTCTATCAAGAGTTCCGAAAAAGGTGACCAAAAAGCTGATTCAGTTAAGGAAGAAACCGAAACTGATGAGGAAGTGGTTGCTGAAGCTAAAAAACTCAAGGAAATGGAACATGGAGATAAACCCATGACCAAAACCGAAATGGCTGCTGCCATGACAAAGAAAATCAACAGCATGAAGAAAGTTGACCTACAGGCTGCCTATGATGAAATGATGGGTGACAAGGTAGAGGCAACTGATGAAGAGATTGAATTAGAAGGTCTTGCAAAAGCTAAAGAGGCGATTGAAAAGAGACTTGCTTCTATTTCAGTTAAAGAAGATGTTGATGCACTCGTAGAAGGTGAAGACCTTTCTGAAGAGTTCAAACAAAAAGCATCTACTATCTTTGAAGCTGCTGTTAAATCCAAAATTCGTCCAGAGGTGGAAAGAATTGAACTTGAGAAGACTCAAGAGATTGCAGAAGAACATGAAGCATTCAAAACTGAACTCGCAGAAAAGGTAGATGGTTACCTTGACTACGTTGTAGGTGAGTGGATGAAAGAAAATGAACTTGCAATTGAAAGAGGACTCAAAGGTGAGATTGCTGAAGATTTCATCACTGGTCTAAAGGCATTGTTTGAAGAACATTATATTGATGTTCCAGACGAAAAATATGATATCTTAGAATCACAAGCACAGAAGATTGAAGAATTAGAAGGTAAGTTAAACGAGACTATCGGTAAACTTACTGAAAAGAAACAGTCTGAAGATGCGTTAGTTCGTGAGTCTGTTATCAAAGAAGTTTCATCTGACCTTGCAGAGACTCAATCAGAGAAATTTGCTAGTTTGGTTGAAGATGTTGAGTTTACCGACAAAGATTCTTTTGTTGAAAAACTTAACACGCTTAAGGAAAATTATTTCCCTAAGTCAACTCCATCCCAATCTCTTACTGAAGAGAGTGGAGTGGAAACTCAAGAGATTGACATAAGTGACGCTATGGCTGCGTATACTAGTGCTATTAAAAGGTCTGCACCGTACATGAGAGATGGTGAACCTTTTAAGAATGTCAAGAATTAAATTATGATAAATAATACTAATATAGTTAAAGGGGATTAACAAATGTATAATTCAGAAAACTTACAAGAGAAGTGGCAGCCAGTCCTCAATCATCCAGATTTGCCTGAGATTAAGGATAATTACAGAAAAGCCGTTACTTCAATCATCTTGGAAAACCAAGAAAAAGCTATGAAAGAAGATGCATCTTTCCTTTCGGAAGCTGCACCTACTAACTCTACTGGTGGTACTGTACAGAATTACGACCCAATTCTGATTTCATTAGTAAGACGTGCTATGCCTAACTTGATTGCGTATGACGTATGTTCTGTGCAACCAATGACTGGCCCAACTGGTCTTATCTTTGCAATGAAGTCAAGATTCTCTACTTCTGGTGGTACGGAAGCATTGTTCAACGAACGAGATGCATCATTCTCTAATGATGACGCTGCTGGTGACTTGAATTCAACTGCAATGACTGGTTCTAACCCTGCTGTTCTTAATGACGCCTCTCCAGGCACATACATTACTGGTGGTGCTGACTACGGTTCAACTACTGGTGGTGGTATGACTACTGCTGAAGGTGAAGCATTAGGTGACGCAACTGCAAACTCTTTCGCAGAAATGGCATTCTCAATTGAGAAGTCAACTGTGACTGCAAAGTCAAGAGCATTAAAAGCAGAATACACTATGGAACTTGCACAAGACCTTAAAGCAATTCACGGTCTTGATGCAGAAACAGAATTGTCAAACATTCTGTCTTCTGAAATCCTTGCTGAAATCAATAGAGAAGTTATCAGAACTATCTACGTTTCTGCAAAGAAAGGTGCTTCTGTCAACACAACTACTGCTGGTATCTTTGACTTAGATACTGACTCAAACGGTAGATGGTCTGTTGAGAAGTTCAAAGGACTTATGTTCCAAATTGAAAGAGATGCTAACGTAATCGCACAAGAAACTAGAAGAGGTAAAGGTAACATGATTATCACTTCTTCTGATGTTGCTTCTGCATTGCAAATGGCTGGTGTATTAGATTACGCTCCTGCTCTTAACAACAACTTACAAGTTGATGACACTGGAAACACTTTCGCTGGTGTTCTGAACGGTAGATATAAAGTGTATATTGACCCATATGCTGCTAACAACGCTGCTTCTCAGTACTACGTTGTTGGTTATAAGGGTACTTCACCTTATGATGCTGGTATCTTCTACTGCCCATACGTTCCGCTTCAAATGGTTCGTGCAGTTGGGGAACAGACTTTCCAACCGAAAATCGGTTTCAAAACTCGTTACGGTGTTGCACAAAACCCATTCGCTACTTCGTCTGCTACAGACGTTGTGCCTGGTGCAAACGACAACACTTACTACAGACGAGTTCAAGTCGCAAACCTTATGTAATAATAAGAAACGACTTAAAATCGGAACTAAGGGGGGGTTTTTACTCCCCCTTTTTTTATGTGCATTATAAATAATAGTAGGAGATAAACATGGCGACTACTATTAATGCACTTGCAAGACAACCCACAGAGTTGGACTATGCAGACCCTACCAAATTTAAGTTTAGTATAACTAAACTCCCAAAGGTTGAATTCTTTACCACAGCTGCGAATCTGCCAGGCATTAATCTTGGAGAGGCAGTATTACCAACACCCTTTAAACAAGTTCCAGTTATGGGTGATGACCTTACATTTGATAATCTAGAAATTACTTTCTTAGTAGATGAGAAACTAGAAAACTACAGAGAACTTCATCAATGGTTAGTGGGTATTGGTTTTCCAAAATCAAGAACGCAATTCAGTTCTTTTAAAAAGGATGAGGCAACAACATTTCCAACCCCAACTGGTGTTACTGGTGACTCCAGAAATACTGGTACACCCTCTGGTGTACAGGCAATGTTTGGAGATGCAACACTTACAATCATGACAAGTAAAAACAATCCAGTGATTGAAGTAAGATTTTCTGATTTGTATCCAGTTGCATTGAGTGGTCTTGCATTTAATCAACAAGAAACGGATGTAACTTATTTGACTGCAACTGCAACTTTTACATATAAGTTGTACGAAATGTTTACTATATAATACAAGGTGGTGGATATATCTTGAACAACAGTTTTTTATATTGAAACGAGATTTCATTAAATATAGAAAAAGCTAGACAATCCACCACCGTTTTGAATTGAGGATTATAATATGGATTTAGAACAATTACAGAAAGAGGCAGAAAAAGACCTCAAGATAGATAGAGAACAACTGGATATTGAATCACTTAAAACTCCAGAACTCTATGGTAAATATCTAAAAATCTTTACTCGTTGGAACTTGTTATCAAAACAAGCAGACGCAGAATACAAAAAACTTCTAAGACACAAATGGGAATACTATTCTGGTAAATCAGACCCAAAGGTATATCAAGAAAAACCATTTGACCTAAAGGTTCTCAAACAAGACATTCCTACCTACCTTGAAAGTGATGAGGACTTAATACAAGCAAAACACAAAGTAGACTATCACAATGCAATGTGTGACTATGCAGAAAGTGTTTGCAAGATGATGAACAATCGTGGATTTCAAATCAAAAATGCGATTGATTGGAAAAGGTTTATGGAAGGTTCACTTTGATAATTTCAAAGAAAAATGATGTATATTTGAAAGTTGACACAGAACCAAATATTGCGAGAGAACTGGTAGACTTCTTTACCTTTGAAGTGCCAGGCGCAAGGTTTATGCCGACCTATAAAAGTCGTGTATGGGATGGAAAGATTCGTTTGTACAACCAAATGTCAGGCGAAATTTATTTTGGTCTTTTGTCATATGTTGAAGAATTTGCAAAAAGAAATGATATTGATATTGAATATAAAGAAGGAGTAAAAGATGAAGGAGAACATAGAGATGCAGTCTTGGGTGGATTTATTAGAAGAGTGTCACCTAAATCCAAGGGAAAGAGTTTACAGATTCGTGATTAC